AGTACCTCCAGCTCCGTAAGAATTCATAGAAGCTAACATGTCATCCATTGCTAACGAAGTAGCTCTGTTTACAAACATCATGTTTTCTTCAATAGCTCCTTGCTTATCGAATTCAGCTAAGATAGCATCAAATTCAGCTAAATCAGTTGCAGCATTAACTCCAGTAATACCAGAAGTTAAATTACCTCTTGCTTCAATAGCAGCGAATAAACCTTCAGTACCTACGTTCCCCGCGCCAGCAGCAGAACCATCAACAATGTTACCACCGTCAATAAGAGATGCAGCAGCATTCAATTCACCTTCTAACATAGACATTTCTAAGTAATCATTGAAACGAGCTCTTGTATCAGCTTCAGCTTTCAAGTACCATAAGTAACCAGCTTGACCATCTTCAGCAGCTACCTCAACCCATCCAATTCTAGAAACATCAGAACCTGATACTTCATAGAAATCTTTTAAGATAATTGGTTTGTTAGAGTAAGTCTTGAAAGATGGCTCATTAGAACCTCTAGATTCTTGTTGACCTGTAGCAGCGCCACCAGTCATGTAAGAAACTCCTTTTCCGTATTCAGAACCATAAACTAATATAGTACAAGATAAAGACGCATTACTATCAGCGATAAGAGCTGATCCATAAGCTGAGACGTCAATAGTAGCTGTTCCAGCAGCAGCTGTAACAACTAGTGCCTTGTGAACTCCAGCAGCGTTAGCGATAATGACAGTGTCATTCACTCTAATACCGTGGTCAGTAGTTTTTGCGTTACCATCCATATCTTGTTCAATAGTAACCATTGTTGTAACACCGTTACCAGCATCAGCACCATCATCAGTATCACCTGTTACGATTTTACCTTTGTAAGATAAATGTAATCTACCTTGCTCTGACCAAATAACTTGATCAGCAGTCATAGACTCTTCAGCTCCTACTTTTGAAAGAAATCCTGAAATAGTTCTCGGTCCGAAAACTTCAGCTTCTTTTTCCATAAGATCTGGTAAATATTGTTGTGCCCAACCATTAGAACCATTAAGGTCTAAGTAGTTTGTTGAAAGCGCCGCTTGTATTGGTGACGGCGTTGTATTCAACGTTGTTCCTGGTGTAATTGCCATAATTAATTTTTTTTAAATTTTTATTTATTTTTTCTAATTTTAAACTTGTAATCAGAAGATTTATCGCCTAACACTTTAACCGTCATACCACCAGCGGATATATCTCCACCGTGTGATTGTCTTGGGCTCATATCTATGTTCTTGGAATTAGCAACGCTACTTTGCATAGCGTCAGCTTGTCCTTGTTCATAGAAGTGTTTTGCAATAGCATCTGCGTTCATCGCTGTGTATAGAGATTTATGGTAACCCTTAGCGTCTGACATTTCATTATCTTCATTCAAGAACTTCTTGACAAAATTATTAATGTCGCCTTGCGTATCCTTAACCGTGTTAGCGTTGTTCACGTTGAATCTAAACTTTTTGTCCCCGACGTTGTATTCAAAACCTTTGAATTTGTCGTTAAAAACCTGCTCGGTTTTCTTAGCAAAAATGTCTGTACTCTTTTTTGATGCTGCTTTTGTTACTTCTGACTCCTTGTTGTACCTATTAAAGAAATCAATTGCATTCTGTTGCTCACTCGTAAGCTTTGAACCCATTTTGATGTCCTCATAGTACTTAGACTTTAGACCGTCTAAATGCTCTTTAGCGCCGGCAACTTGCTCTTTCATCGCTAATTTTTTTCTTCTTATTTCTCTATCGTCGTCTACGTCTTCGTCGTAAGAGAATGTGTCTTCCATTAGGAAGTTAATTTCTTCTGTATTCAAGTGGGGTTTAGTTTGCTTGTAAAACTCTTGCAACAAACCTTGATTGTCCATCTCGCTGTAATCCTGGTTAAGTTTAACATAATCGTTCATATCCCCGCCAGTCTCATCTATAAAGTCGACTAGCTTTTGTATGTTTTCTGGTAAAGGTTTTCCTGTTGCTTCAGCTTCAGCCACCGCTTCTTCAACTTGCTCTTCAATAACTTCTTCTTCAGTAATTTCCACTAAAGCTGGTGTGTCTTGAGCTTTCGGCTCTACCTCTTCACTTACGTCACTCGCAACCTCAACAACTTCTTCTTGTGCTGGTGGATTGTTTAAATCAACCTTTGTAACTGTTGGTTCATTAGCTTCAGCTGGTTTCTTCATTTTCGCCGCAACCTTAGTAACGTTACCTTTTGTCTCGTTACCATCTGGTTGTTTTTCTGTTTTTGCTTTTACTTTAATTTTGCCTGTATCGTCATTTGCGATTGGCTCTTCTTTTTCTGCCATAATATAATATAATAATAGTTAATAATTCCTACTTAGGACCAAACTCTCCTAAACCAAAGTCCCCACTCATAATATCATTACCTGAAGACTCAAAGTTTTTAGGTGGTTTCTTGTTTAATTTTTGGTCGATCAGCTCACTTTGATGTGATGCTTGCATTTTTGTTCTTCCGTCTTTACGATCTTCTTTAACAGTATCTTTCATGTCGATCTCTTCCATGTTCATTTTCTGAAGCTTCATGTTAATTTCAAACTCCATTTGCATAAGCTCTTTCTTGATCTCAGATTCCATTTGCATTTGCTGTGTTTTGTTACCAGCCTTAACGTTCTCTAACTCTATGTTTAACGCGTGAGTTGCTTGTGCTTTTTGTGTTTCTGCTTCAGCTGCCGCTTTAGAAGCCTCAGCTTGTGATTTCCCTTGAGCCTCAGTCATCTCAAGTTCTTGTTTTTGTTTTTCAGCAGCTTTCTTCTTTCTAGTGATCTTTAGCATTTGATTAGCTAGTTTCACATTTCTAATATTTCTCAAGTCAATAGCATCTTCCAAATCTATAGATTGCTGTTGTATTGAAGTTTGTATATTGTTTTCTAGTAGTTGCTTCTCCTCGTCATCTGGAGCTAATTCTAAGAAAATACCAAAATCATACAGATGTAAGTCTGACATTTCCTTTAATGTAGCTACGTTGTGAACACCTATCGATTGGATAAATGCATCTTTTGTTGGAGAGTATTCTAGTACATCAGATATCCTAAGGGATAGAGCTTCGGCAACCTCAGCTGTTAAATACATTCCACTTTGTAGTATGTGCCTTGTTGCTACGTTTGAATTTGCAGCAGCCATTCTCTGTACTCCAACCAATGACTTAGCATCTGGTGTAGAAGCGTCTCTAGCTTCGTTTAATCCAGTTGTATCTCTAATCATTTGCAGGTAGTAATTATAAGTACTAATTAAACCTTGCATTTTATTTGCAGACGAGCTACTGTTAGATATCTCTTGGATTGGTATTCTACCTGCGTTTTGGTCTCCATCCTGTGTTAATGATCTACCTATAACAGAACCAGTCTGGAAGTACATGTTAAGCGCTTCTTGTGGGTTGTAGTTTGTTCCGTTACCTAGATCTATTTCAGCTAAACCGTCCGCATCTAAGTAAACTCCATCAGGAACCATTCTAGACATTACTTGCTGTAGCTTTAAATGAGTCAACTGAATCATATCAGCGAAACCAGTGATCCTGCTCACAAGAGATTCAATGCGCCCCTCGTACATCCTTGGAGCTACTAGGCTATAATTCATTTTCACCTTAGTGTAATCACTCTTAGGTCTCATCATATTCCTAGCCATCTCCCATTTAAGTAACTTGTCAGTACCTAATATCATAGCTCCTTCGTATAAGCACTCAATAGCTCTTTGTAGTTTAGAGAATTTAGAGTCTTCGTTTTCGGGTGGGTTAAACTTATCGTCCTTAGGTAATATTTTGTCGGAACCAGTAGCTGTCTCTTTAACCTTGTAAACCTCGTTCATGTAGGTTTTATAATTGAAGTATAGTACCTGCACTTTGTTATTATCGCTATCGCTATCAGATTGTCTAGACCCACTTCTAAACCCTCCACTAGATTTGGATATTTCCTCTAATTGCTCTTGGTCTAAGAATGGAAACTCCTTCACCAATTCGTTTATAGGAATCTCTTTTACTTCACCAACATAGTATATGTCTTCGAAGTAAGGGGAATCAGTGTGTGAATACACTAAACTAGCTGGATCAACATAATCTATAGTAACACCCTCAGACGTGTTGAAGTTAGTTTTTACAGCTCCAATCCCTAAAACAGTTAGATCGTAATAAAATCTTCTTTTAATTAAATCGTAATTGTTACCCTTAAACAAAACATTCAACGCAGCTTCCTCAGCAATTTCAACAGCTTGCTTGTAATTTAATTGCATATGGAGTGAAAGCTCATCCTCTGAATCTGGCATCTCCTCTTTCGGCGTAGACGATAAATCAATATTTAAAGCAGCTTTAGTTTGAGCATCGAATTCCCTCATTTTCATATCCTTCAATACTGTTTCCATATACTCTGTACGTTTACTAACGCCTGCCGGGTCTTGAGAGTAGGCCTTTATATCATATAATCTCTCAGCAATACCATTAACAACTATATCCACGAACTTAGGTATAATCGGGACAGGCTTCCAATCTAAATTAAGATAGGACAAATCACCGTTGATCGATAACTCATCCTTATACTTTTGTATAGACTGCTCGCCTCTAGCATACAGCCTAAGATTATGAAAATTATTTACACCCCTATTATACTTATTACTACTGGAACTATTACCAAACCACTCCTGCTCGATGGCAAGAGCAACTTTTAAGCCGTATTCATAACTAACCTTCTCAGCGTCACCTACAACTTGACTCGGGAAAAAATTATTTGTAGTTCGTCTATTCATCTTATTCTTTAATTATTTTAGACATACCTCCGGTGTTCGTGTATCTTGAAATATGTATATTTACTGGCGTTTTTTCAATCTTAGCATTTGGCGCGTATAAGTGCCTGTTGTTAGCCATAATAGCTAGCCCAGAACTTATTGACGCATCATGCTTTGTTCTTTTGTTTATGTCGAACTTCGTCCAATCATTTAGCAATTCATTGAAGTAAACGTCTCCAAAAGTTCCATCCTGTTTCATACCCACGTGATCTTGTATGTACATCTCAATCGCAGCGGCATGAGCTTGTTTTATATCTTCACTTGAATTAGGTATTCCACCTACTTCTTTTTCAGCTACAGATAACTTGTTCCATATCTTATCAGGTCTATTCATACTAAACCCTCTATAACCTCTTCTTCTAAAGTAATACAATAAACGAGGTTTGTTATTC